CGATTATCTGCCGTTTGATGGTGGTTTCAGCAGCCATGTTGCCACGGATCACCTCATAGTCGCTGATGTGGTAGATCATGTCCGAATCGTCCGGGTTTGCGTGGATCATTTCAATCGGGATCGCATCATCCGGCTCCTGATTACGCTCGATACGGGCAACTACGGTTGTCGTTGGTGTGTTACCAAAGAGAGTTACGCGATAACGCTTCGGAATATTCTTCTTCTCGTCCCATGTGCCCTTCTCTTCGTCGATTGGAAGGTTGATGAATACTTCCCTGCGAAGGTATTGTCCAGTTCCGCTCTGCGTTGGGCCGTCAGACATGCCACGGTTCTGCTTCTTATCGCCCTCATTGTCGAATCCACCGGAATACCCGTCCCATTGGTGGCTAATATCCAGGTCTTCAAGCAGATCATCACGATAAATGCCAATCGTTATGCCGTCAACGATCTCACTCAACCCAACAACGTTGGAAACAATTACACATTCCTGCCTCTGAACGTCGCCAATGGCGGTATCAAGCATGACGGACTCAACAGGGAAGATGCCAAGAACAGGTCTGTTCTCAACAATAGTGTTAAACTCCTTGATGTCGTAGCCTTCGATTGTACCGTCTTCCGCAAGGCGAGGAACGCTTACTTTCTTTTTCCCCTTGCGCTGAATCCACTCAACAAACACAGGAAGGTTGCCATATTTGATAACCTGCGTCCAAAATTCCATAGACTTGCGGTTGAACAGGTCGCTTTTCATTGACCACTTTGCAAGAAGATTCAAGGTCTTGGCACGTTTCTCCGCAACTTCCGGGGTTTCGGCGTCATCACTGCGGAGGGCTTCGTACTTGAACGGCATATCACGCGATGTTTGTACCGCATATCCGTTGGAAGCCTTCTGCCGAACCTGCCGATAGAACAGGGTTGACCCAATCTTGGCACGTTCCCACTCGGTAGGCTCGTTTGCCCCCTTGGATTTCTCGCTCTGGGTCTTTGAATCGTTCAATCCACACCGGAATGCGTAGTCCTGTAGCGTCCAGATCCCATCATCGCCGCAAAATTCACTGCGTTGTCCAATGAAACGAGTCTCATAGTCCTTCACCGCCTGCACGGTATTGGAAACTATCTCGTCTTTGTCTGCAAAGTTCTTAACGTCTTCTTGAAAGTAGGCCGGATCGACCTCGATTTTAGCCTCGCTGGGCATGAAATCCTTTGATGTCGCCATAATTATTCTCCGTCAGTTAGCCAATGTATCTCATCTTCGTGTAGGCAGAAGTCTTTGGTGTATCCGATACGCTGCAATCGCTCCGAAGTCTCAGGCGAAACGCAGTAGTATCCGATGTATTCCCTCTTCATCTTCTTGCAATCGTCTGAAACGTCCAGGATTTCAACCCAGTTCGTGCTTTCTATGTTGTTCTCTGTCATATACAGGGCGATTGCACCGCTCTCGTCGCGTATATGGTCGTTGACACACTTTCTAATTTTGATGTAACCGTTGATTGGCCTCCAGTTTTCTCCATCTTTCGCCGCGAAAAGCTTCTCCTCTTTTGTTAGCGCATACTCCCTGCCGTCAACGGTTGCGTCAAGAACGCCAAAATGCGGAACGTGCAATTCCATTCCTACAAATTTGTCGTTATCTGAGTACATACATACACCAACGTAGTTTTTTGTCAAGGCTTTTTCCGATATTTCCAAACCCATAAAGGTTTTTTCCATCGGATGCCGCTCTATGAAACAGTTACCATTGATTGCTTTCATTCTAATATCCCGTTATTTTGTCAACTGGCTTGTAAACATACTCTTTCTCTGGCCCATATACATCTATTTCTTCATAATACTTCCTGTCACTTGCCCGTGGATTGCCACGAAAACGAGGATTTGCTTGGATCATAAGCTTCATGCAGTCGCAAAGGTCGTCATCTTTCTTTGTTGGACTCTCTTTTGCAAGCCTATCGGTACTCTTTGTCTTTCTTTCCACCCAAACCCACCGCTTGATTGTGCGGATGAAGTCGGTGCATGTGCTGAAAACGTAGATTCGCGGTGCGCCTGGTTCCCCGGTAACAAAGTGCGGCTTGTTCTTGTCTATCGCAAACCACTCTTTCAGGATTGGAACGTAGTGATCCGAGTCCTTTCCGCTACCCTGCTTGACCGCAAGCCCAGCCAGCTTGTAAAGCTTTGAAAGCAACAGCCCTGAATCCTTTGTCGTATGGGAAAACGCCCTAGCATCGAACACCGTCCATTGATATGCCTCACCGCATTGGATCTCCTCATACGAATCGTACATCACCCCTGTCTTTGGATTGTTGTAGTTCCCTATCTTCCTGCGCTTATTGCCGGAAAGTTCAATGATTTCCTTTGCAACCTGTGAAGCAACCAATCCTTTTCGCAACCAATCTCGGTAGATGAACAGATCGCCAGCAGGCGACACCGCGCCCCATAGCGCAGCCGCAGGGTGCATATCTCCATGGTCAACAGCCCTGAACCTGCTCCAATGGTCGGGTATCTCAAATGGCTCAATAACGTGCTTCCTGCTATCCCACTCGTCGATCACCAGCCCAGACGATTCGTGCCACTTCCCGAAGAAACGCGCCTGACCCTCGCGCATGGCCTTGTCATCCTGCAACCGCTCTGGTTCAAGAACCCACTTTTCAAATGCTTGGATCTTGGCTTTCTCTGGATAGATCCAGTCCGGTACATCCCACACCTGCCCGTGATAAATCCCAACGCTTCTTCCCTTGGTCATCTCACCGCTGGCAATCTTGTTGATCCATGACCCTGCCCCCGTATCCGGCCTGCCCTCCACCTTATGCGGGGTTAGCGCAAAGTCATGCCGACCATCTGGAACCGTTCTGGTACGCTCGTCAGCACCATCGAACGCCGCCTCTGTACCCTGCTCGTCCCATGCCCAGTCATCGCGCACGTTTCCCTCAAACGGGGTTTGCCCCTGGGAGATTGCCGCGAAGTTGATTACCGTTCCGCATGTAAGCGGTAGTTCCGGCACGTTGTTTAGGTTTACCTGCCTTGCTCCCTTGCCCTTATAATCCTTTGCATACACACCAAGTTCCGCTTTCGGCAACCAACTGAGTAGCATCGGAAGGCTTGTCTTGCGGTGGAATCCTAGATCATACGAAGCCATCCCTACATTTCGCGGCTGTCGGAACGGGCGGTACTTCACCCCGTACTTGCTGAATATCTCCCATGATGGATCGCATGGAATAGAATTGATTAGCTTCTTGACCAGCATCGATTGCGTTTTGCCAACGCGGTTTGCCGCATCCAAAATACACAGGTCGTTATCAAAGTCATTGATGTATGCAAGGATCTGGTTCCCTGATGGCGCAAAAAAGCGCAACGGGTTCTTCCTGTTCTCCATCTCCGTGTCGCGCAATATCGCCATCTTCTCCGGATGATCCACCAGATATGACATTGTATAGCTAAAAATCATCCGCCCGACAACCAGTCTATACCGAGATAAATCGTTGACCATTGCCATAAGTTCCTTGTCAGCAAGGTATTGGGCATATGACAAGTCCTGCCTACCGCGCTCCGTGAAGAACGTATAGACTATGCCATCATGGTTTGAAAGGTCTCTGTACTTCTCAATGCTGTTCATTTAAAACCTTGCAGGGAACTCCTACATATTCCGAGTACTCACATGCCATGGATTCAGGATCTCCAACAACAGGGACTTCAATCCTTTTTCCCATCATGTCTTCTAGCACCACGCTTGTATCTGTTTTTCTCTGCATTCTTCTCTTCCCGTTTGAATATCCGGTTCCAGTCTTCTTCCATCGCACGGTCGTCAACAAATGAAGGTCGCCTCTTGCTGCCCTTGCCCATAGATCACCACTTAGATTTCATAGTTTGTGTTGTTTGCTCTTTCATTCCACGGAAGAATATATTCATCAATAATCAACTGAGAACACATCCTAGCATTTCCTTCTGGCGTAAGATATGGATGATCTGCTGTCGAAACAACCAGATCGGCGTCGTCAAAATCGAATGGCATGTTGATTCCAGGCAAAAGCACCGAATCATCAATCCCAACTTTTTTATACAGCCCCTTCTTATCGCGTCTGCGACATGAATTAAGATCGCACTTGCAATGAACAAATTTTACGTCATGGCGTTGCCTGAGTATGTCACGCATTTCCTTGGTTGGAATGTTGAATGAGAGGATATAGCATCCCCCTCCTTCAAGCACATCTAGGTAGTTTGCCAAGGCATTAATGTTTTCGATTCGCCCAGACTTTGAATAGTCATCGTTACCGCTAAACGCCCGGAAAGTATGGGCGTCGATGGTTGTTGCCGACCAGATTGATTCAGCAATAGCATTTGCCACCGTTGTTTTTCCGCAATCAGCCATCCCAAACAAGCATATGATTAGTTTATCGCGTTTCATTTTTTCTCCATTTATGGTTGGTCTTCCATGTCCATGTATCCTACGCAGTCCAGGCACAGAAGTATCCCGTCATCCAAGACAACAGGATTGTCCTCCTCATGCAATGCCCCGCAGATTTCGCAGACTTCACCCTTCACAACAGTATCTCCGTATCGCGTTGCCAATGTACTCCGTCAGATATGCCCTGATTTCCGTATTGTACCGTAGCTTCCCCTGCTTTGTACGCAACCGCTCCTCAAGAACCCAGTCAACCAGGTGGACGGCCTCATGGTAGCACACCCCGATAAGCTCGTCATGCTCGCCAATCCATACCCCGTTCCCGCACGTTCTGGCGTAATCGCCGTCATCCGTCTTCATAAACTCCTTGTCAAACCTCTTCCGCTCCGAATTTCCATATATGTAGATCGTGCAATCGAACGGGGCTATGTAGAGTTTTTTCATAT